ACTTTTTACGTTTTTGGGGCGTTCTAGGGGGCAAGAACGCCGCTTTTGCTCGAGAATCGGGCTCTTTTAGAAAAACCCCGTACTTTCCATGCCGGACACACCCCAAGAAATCTGCAGTCAGTACGTCACCGAAGTGCTCAGCGGTGAGATCTCTACCGGCGCTTGGGTGTTCGCTGCTTGCCAGCGGTGGGAGCGCGATCTGCAGCGCGAAGATCTGTACATGGATTGGGAGGAGGTCGAGAAGCTTCGCGCGTTTGTCGCGTCGCTCGATCTGCTGCATGAGTGGAGTCGCTCGAAGTTCGCGCTTCACCCTTGGCAACTGTGGGTCGCCGCGAACCTGTACGGATGGCGGTGGTCTGCGGATGGTGCACGACGCACGAAGCTCGCAATCGTGCAGGTCGGGAGAGGAAATGGCAAGACCACCATGATGGCGGCGCTTGGGCTTTACGATCTGACTCTCGGAGAAGGCAGGCGAGTGCATGCGCTCGCGAACGGCGAACGGCAAGCCATGCTCACGGTGTCGAGCGCTCGGCAGATGGTGATCACCATGCCGGAAGAAAACCAGTGGGATCTAGAGGTGCGAACAAATCCCGATCGCGTGCTTCGCAAGACAGCCGACTGCGAGTTCACGGCGCTACCGGCGATGGAAAAGAACCTCGACGGTCTGAACCCGTCGCTGTGGATTGCGGATGAAGCAGCGGAGTTCCGTGGGCGCTTCCTCACGAAGCTGCTCACGACGGGCGCGAAGCGGAAGGAAACGTTGGGCGTAATCATCTCGACCCCTGGCGACAACCCCGACAACCTCTTCGCGGAGATGATCGGGATGGGGCATGCCGTCTTGAAGGGCGAAGCGGAAGATGACAGCGCCTTCTATGCGTTGTACGGAATTGACGGATCGGATACGCCGGAAGATGAAGGCTGTTGGTCGAAGGCGAACCCCGGCATGGCGCTCGGGCAGCCAGACCATACATCGGTACGTCGAGCGTGGGCGACGATGCGACGCACGCCGCAAGGGCGCAACGAGTTCGTCCGCTACCACCTAGCTCGACAGACAGAAGGCTCCGGCGCTTGGCTTGATATGCAACTTTGGAGCGGGACAGAATCCGAGATCCCCGAAGGTGGAGCGGTGTGGATCGGATTGGATCTCTCAAAGAGTCTTGACATGAGCGCGCTGATGGTGGCTTGGCCATCACCGGATGGCTCGGTACATCTGCAGGGGCACTACTGGTGGCCGTCTGCGGATGTCTCACAGCGCGAGCTCGACTACCGACTACCGATTCGGCGGTGGGCAGCCGAGCACAAACTCAACCTCACGCCAGGGCGAGAGGTTGACTACGAAGCAATCCGAGATCGAGTCAACGAACTCGGCAAGCGCTACGACATCCGCGCGATTGCCTACGACGCATGGGGCAGCAAGTACCTCGCCGAGGTACTACAGCGCGACGGGTTCCCGATCGTGGAATACTCGATGGGAATCGCGACGTTTGCGCGCGGAGCGCAGCTGTTTCAAAACCTATGGGCAGGGCAGAAGCTTGCGTGCGCGTCGGATCATGTGCTGCGCGCGAGCGCTCGCGAAGCGATCGCGCAGCGCGATCGGAACGGCAACGTCCGACCGGTGAAGAATCGCGTGACGTGCATCCTCGACCCGCTTGTAGCGTCGATCATGGCGGTGCATGCATGGGGCGGCAAGGCCGCATCTTGCTACGAAGAATAGAACCAAACCTATCAAGTAGTGCGGATGTAAGCCTAGAGCATTGACTCCTGCTAGTACCCATCAAAGATGGGTGCACAGTGCTCGCACTTCGCTCCATCTTTTCGAATTGGTTTGCCCCATGGTCATCCACGATCATGACGATGGGCAACACGGCTGTGCCTATTTTGTCCGGCACATCAGCGCTGCGATACACGCCAGTGTGGAGAGCTACCACACTCATTAGCAACGACATCGCGCGCGTGAGTTCTGAGGTGTCGAACCCGAGCGCTGAAGCGCTGTGGAAATACCCGAACCGATGGCAGAGTGCTTTTGAGTTTCGGCGCAGCATGACAATGCAAGCGCTGCTCTACGGCAACGCCTTCGCGCTCATTAACCGCACGCGCGGCGGTGAGTTCCTCGAACTCCTCCCCCTCGATCCTGAGAGCGTGACGCTCGATCTGACGGGAGCTGACCCCGTGTACAAAACGTCGAGCTACGGCACGCTCCCATTGTCATCGGTGCTGCATCTCCGCACGCCTGGCTACAACGGGCTGTGGGGCGAAAGCCCGATCCGATTGTGCAGTGTCTCGATGTCAATCATGGCGGCGCAGGAGAACATGGCGCTAGAGGCGTACCGCAACGCAGCCAACCCGAAGGTGGCATTGATTCACCCTGGCCCACTGTCGCCCGAAGCGCGACAGCGAATCATGCAGGACTACGCGAACAACCACGCCGGAACGATCAACACCGGAAAGCCAGTAGTTTTGGCTGAGGGAATGAAGGTCGAGCGGATCTCCTCAACGCTCGACGATACAGGGCTTGCAGAAGCCCGACGCTACTCCATCGCGGATGTCTCGCGGCTCTATGGCGTTCCGGTGTCTTATCTTTCAGAGCACGCTTCCAGTGCCTATGGCACGATGGAATGGCTCTCCCGAATGTATGTGGATGGATGTATCGCGCACTGGTGTGCGACTTGGCAAGCCGAGATCGTTGCAAAGCTCGCAGCACCAGGCGACGTGATGACGTGGGATCTCGATCAGCTGACAAAACCAAGCCTTGCGGAAACGATGGCCGCGCTCAGAACGGGCGTAGAAAGTGGAGTCATCACACGCAACGAGGCGCGCGCGCGCCTTGATTTACCTCCACTTGCTGGCCTTGATGCGCCGACGCTTGCGCTCAACATGGGCGCAGGCGGCGGGGCATCGAACATTGGTACAGACACATCAGCAAACGCGATCGGGGATTTCACATGAGCGAATGCACGCGAGCCATCCAAAGTAGTAGTTTTCAGGGCGGCAACAACCTGACCGGATACGCAGTGCTATGGGATTCGGAGAGCCGAGATATCTTCGAGGTGGGGCGAAAGTTCACGGAGAAGATTGAGCGCGGAGCGTTCGGCGCTCTTGACACCGCAGACGTGAAGCTGTTCTACAACCACGACTCGCGCATGCCGCTCGCGCGCACGAAGTCCGGAACCCTGAAGCTCACGCAGGATGAGCGCGGCTTGAAGTTCGACGCATCGCTACCTGACACCAGTGACGGTCGCGACGTGCGCGCGCTGCTTGAGCGCGGCGATCTCACGGGCGAAATGAGCTTCGGGTTCTTCGTTGAAAAAGACGTATGGGCAGGAAATAAACGATCGATTCAGTCTGCTCGGCTCACGGAAATCAGCATCGTGCAGGATGCCGCTTATCCCAATACACACTCAGCGCTGAGGCACGTTGCCGAAGCAGAGATCGCACTGCGACAGATTGCACTCCGTCGCCGCACTTGGATGTGACCTATGAAGACTTTGATTCAACAGCGTGGGGAAGCCCTTCACGAACTTCGCAGCACTCTCGATCGATGGGAAGCCGCAACAAATCAACCGACGCACACCTTCGACACGAAGGCAGCAGCCGAGCTCCGTGAGAAGGCTGACCGCATGGAAGCGGATCTCCAACGCATTGAAGCTGCAATGGAAGTCGAAGTACGTCAGAACAAGGCTGCAGCGAAGCAGTCAGCGCTCGCGATCCCACAGCATGAGAGCCGTTTGGCTGCAGGCAGTGGCTTGCTCACTCGCGAGAGTGCCGACTACTCGCGCCGGTGGTGGAACGCAGTTGCGACGGGAAATCAGCAGGAATTCCGCGCGTTGACAACGGGAACAAGCAACGCTGCAGTCCCAGTGGACATGGAACGCCGCATTGTCGAGAAGCTCCAACAGGTCAGCGTGATGCGTCAGTTGGCAGTGATCAACTCGATCGACAGCGATCGCAAGATTGCGCTTGAAAACGCTTTGCCAACTTCCAATCTTGTTGCTGAAGCCGGAACAATCACAGCATCGGATCCAACGTTTAGCACGCAGATCAACATCACGCCATTCAAGTACGTCTGTGCTACGACTGCATCCGTTGAATTCTTGCAGGATTCGATGGGCATCGGTGGCATCGGAACTGCAGAAGCGTACATCGCACGCAAGTGCGGCACGTCGCTCGGCCTGAAGCTTGAGGATCAGTACCTCACTGGTTCAGGATCCTCACAGCCGAAGGGGCTCAATGCATGGATCACGCAGGTGACAGATCTCGGCGGCGCTGCAATCACCACAGTCACGGGTGACAACATCATTGACACCGTGCATCTTGTCGGGCCGCAGTACCGCAACTCGCCGAAGTTCCGATGGGTGTTCTCGGATACTTTCCTGAAGGTCGCTCGCAAAATCAAAGTCAGCGGATCAAGTAATGAGTACCTGTGGAAGGCAAGCGAAAACTACAGCGACATCCGCGACGGTGTGCCTGGCACGCTCTACGGCGTTCCTTACGCGATCAACCAATACATGCCAACGGCAACCGTCAACGCCAATACATTCGCAGCAGTTGGGAACTTCGACTTCTTCGAGATCTTCGATCGCACTGGTGTCACCAGCTTGATGGATCCATACACCAACGCTGCAACCATGCAAGTCGCCATGTACTTCTACCTCCGGACTGATTGCTGCGTGACTCAGCCCGAAGCATTCGCTGCAATCACTTGTTGATTCCTGCATCTTTTCCCCCAATGGGGGGAGAAGGGAGCCGATCCCCTTCTCCCCCTTTTTAGGTTCAAGCCATGGTCGAACTCCCGATCTCAATTGACGTGCTTCGACTTGCACTAAAGGTCGAAGTAGCCGATGACGATGCCGAGCTGTCTCGTCTTGCCGTCGCTGCAGGCACGCACGTCGAGCGATACACGGGGCTGCGACTCCGGAGCGCGACACGCACGCAGTATCTTCGCGCGTGGGAGCGCACGATTCTCGCAGAGGCTCCGCTAGTCTCGATCACTTCGATCACCTACACGGACACAACGGGCAACCCGCAGACACTGGCGGCGACTGAGTATTGGATTGACAAATCACAGCCGATGTGGGCGCTGATGTTTGATTCTCCCGATGCGTTCGATGATGGCACCCAACCGCTGGTTACATACGTCGCCGGCTACACGCAGGTGCCAGGCGATCTGCAGCACGCGATCGTGGCACTCGTTGGTGCTTGGTACGCGAACCCCGAAGCGCTCACTGTTGCATCGATGCAGGTCTTGCCGAAGTCGTTTGAGTACTTGCTCGCAAACTACTCCACAAAGGGGCCGTTCTCGTGATCGGTGCAGGGCGCTTACGCTTCGTCGCTACGCGCATGACTGCAGCGACGGCGCAGGATGCGCTTGGCGGTCGCGACGATGTGTACACGGCTGGTAGTAGTTTTCGGTGCGATCTACGCGATCAGGGCGCGAGCGAAACAGCCTACGCTGACGGCGTTGCGGTGATTCGCAACTTCGAGATACGCGCTCGATGGAACACGATCGAGAACATCGGATTGACTGAGATCGATCGGCTTTCCGTCCGCGGGAAAACGCTTCGCATCGAGGCAATTACAAATCTTGAAGAAGCCGATCGGCTTGCCGTCATTCAATGTGTGGAGGTCGACTGATGGCAGTATCGTCACTGGAAGAAGCCATCCGTGTGATGATGACGGGCTACAGCGGACTGACGCTCGTACCCGATGCACGCATCACGCACGCTTCGCGCGTGCAGTCCACGGTGCTGCCAGCCGTTACCTTCGAGCTTGACTCGATCGAAGTGCAATCGATTGGCAGTGGCCCACTGTTTCAAATGTCGCTCACTGTTTCATGCATTGCCGATACGTCTGTCGATGCGCTTGCGATCGTCGCACAAGTCCGGCTTGCGATCCGCGCGCTCGGCGGCGGCACTGTCTCCCCCTATGAGTTCTTCTCCGCGATCTACACCGGACACACCATCGAGGCGGTGCAGGTGTCGGAAGGCGACGAGCACGCACCGATGATCGCGAATGTGACCTTTGACCTTCTTTACGACGAGTAAACACTATGGCAAATTCAACAGCAATCAGTTCAGTGAAATTCAACGGCGCAACGGTTGCAACGGTGCAAAGCGCACAGATCACATCTTCGCGTGCAACGATGGAAGTGACCGAGATTGGCGACGCGAATGCAAAGTTCCTCTATGGCGTGATCAGTACGACGGCATCGCTTGAAGTCTTCTTCGATAAGTCCGACCATGCGGCACTGATTAACCAGATGGGTAACGCTACTGCAGCTGTTTCGTGTGAGCTCATTTTCAACACGACTCCGGAAAGCTGGACAGGCAATGCATTGGTCAACAGCATTAACGTCACAGCGGCAGCAGGTGACGTGGTCAAGGCAACCATCGAGCTTCAATTTACCGGCGCAGTGACAATCTAATGAGTATCTCCGACGCACTCAATCTCAAGCCGGAACGTATAACGCTGCAGTGCGGCAGCGTGGTTCTCCTTCGTCGTCCGACCCTGGGCGACGTAATCGAGGCGCTCGAATGCAATGCAAAATCACCGGCGCTCGCGAACGCGCACATGCTGGCTCGGCACGTGCTCGACGAAAGCGGTGGCACCATTTGGGCTGACTCATCCGCAGCGCTCTCGATGCCTGCAAGGCTCGCGCAGGAACTCATACCACTGATCGAGGCGCTGTACCGCGAAGGCCAGGACTAAGCGCGGCATCGAAGGGGCTGCTCGATGCCGCTTGGAAGATTCAGCCTCCGCCAGTGTTAGGTGCGTTCCATCTCAACGTGATTTTCAAAACAGTCAACTGGCAACATGAGCGCGAGAAACTCCAACACGTTCGGACGATACATCGCGCTCGCGCCG